GACCCCACCAGCTCCGGGTCCATCGCGGCCGCGCTGGCTGCCGCTGCTGGTAGCCAGATGGTGGGGTGGTTCCCTATCGGTACGGGCTGGGCGCAGCGCACTGTGCAGAGCAAGCTGCGGGACTTCATCAACGTGGTCGATTTTGGTGGGGATAAGACCGGGGTGGCTGACAGCTACGCCGCTTTTCAGAACGCCATCAACTCGCTTGACGCGGTCGGTGGGCGCATCGTGGTGGGCGCTGGTGTGTGGCAGCTCAGCGCCCTGCCAACGTGGGGAACGAAGTCCATATTCTGGGACATCAACCCTGGGGCACGGTTCACTGGCGCGGGCTCTGTGCCAGGTGGTGGCGCCGGGATGTTCTTGGCCTCCTACACCAACCCATCGCAGATAGCGGTTGGCCCTTTCATCCAGAGTCAATCCGTAACCGGCCACCCAGTCAACGGCGGCATCTCCGCGTTTGCCGTTGAGATGCTGCAACCGGCCAGCTATGTTGGTCAGTCCGTCGCATTCTACGCAGGGGCCAAAGGCTCTGGCGCCAACGCTGGCTCCAACGTATGGGCCGTCAACGCCCTGATCCGAGCTGAGGTAGGCGCACTCGGCACGTACCAAGGTATTGAGGTTGACGTCGATTGCTTCGCCGCGGGTGCACTGATGAAGGGTATCAGCATCAGCGGCGGGGGCCCCTCCAACCCGGACGTGGCGCTGGAGATAACACGCGCTGCTGGCATATGGGATCGCGGCGTGCACATCCTCGGCGCGGATAGCCTTGTCATCGCCCCAGTATCGGGCGGGCGGGGTATTGTCCTGAACAACCCAATCGCTGGCGGAGACATCGCGTTCTCCGCCAAGCAGTTTGCTAACAACGTTGACACCATCCTCTTGCAACGGCTGACAGACACTGCTCCTACCGGTCAGTTTCTGCGGGCAGTTAACGCGGCCAACACGGTGACACTGTTCTCCATCGGGATTGACGGCCGTATTGACATGGCTGGCGCGTTGATCGCGCAAGGAACAGTCGCTGGCAGCAACCTCCGCGCGACGGTTGGTGCTGCAGCTCAAGGTGCCGGGGTGCTGTCTTTGGGCAGCACAACTTCAACGTCGGTTGGTGCAGCGGGTGGCGCGTCAGCGTTGCCTGCCACACCGCTCGGCTACCTGATCGGGTTCTCTGGCACGACCCAAATCAAAGTCCCTTACTACACCGCGTAACCATGTCACTCCAAATCGACCACGAACAGCTGAAACTCAACTTCATCGAGGCTCAGATGACCCTGCTGCAGTACCAACACCGAGAGGTACGCGCCAGTCTCAACGAGCTGCGCAGCAAAGAGATTGAGGAGCAGAACGCACTGGCTGCTGCCGAACGCGCAGCCAAGAAGAAACCGCGCCGAAAGAAATCAGAGGCCACCAATGTCACCTGAAGTTTACGAACAGCGGATTGCGGAACTGGAGGCGGGCCGTGCGCAGAACGCGCACGATATCAACGCGCTCACAGTTCTTGTGGCATCGTTAGTGGAGCAGAACGCGACCACTAACAAGCAGCTGCAGGCGTTGGCAACCCAGGTGTCCGGGGTGATCGAGATCATCAACGCTGTACAGGGCGCGTTCAAAGTCCTGGAGTTCATCGGCAAGGCCGCCAAACCAGTGGCCTATCTTGTCAGCATCGGCGCCATCGTCGCCGCCACCTACAACGCATTGGCCGGTAAGCCACACTAGGAGAGCACCATGATCTTGACTTCACTACTTTCGTTCTTCGGTGGCGGCGCGTTCCGCTACATCTTCGGTGAGTTCGTCGCGTGGAAAAACAAGAAGCTGGAGCACGAGCAGGAGCTGGCCCGCATGCAGTTTCAAGCCGGTGAGGCTGCTGCACAGCACGCACGCAACCTCGAGGCGCAACGGCTGCAGGCTGACCTGCAGGTGAAGGTAATCACGGTGCAGGCCGACGCCGCCACTGGCCTGATCGACGCCGAAGCCTGGAAGACCGTAGCAGAGTCCACCACCAAGCAGACCGGTATCGTATGGGTGGACGCATGGAACGCCAGCATACGGCCTGCCTGCGCCACGTGGGCCATGATCATGATGACGTTGGAAGCATTCAAGTTCGTGACCCTGAGCGAGGCTGCTGCGGCCATCGTCGGCGGCGCGCTGGGTCTGTACCTGGCCGACCGGCAGATGTCCAAGCGCGGCAAGTGAACGCCGAAGAGATCGCGGCCATCCTCTGCCGTCGCTGGGAGGGGTTGTACCGTGGTCCGTATCTGTGCCCTGCGGGCGTTCCGACCATCGGGTACGGGGCTACCTACTACCCCAACGGCGTTCGCGTCACCTTGCGCGATCCTGTGCTGTCCGTGGCGGAGTGTGAGGCCCTGCTGATATGGCACATCCGCTGCGTCTATCTGCCTACCGTGCTGAAGCTGTGCCCTGGGCTGGCCAACGAGGAACCCCGACGCCTGGCAGCCATCATCGACTGGACGTTCAACCTTGGTGGGCGCGCGTTGGGTGCCAGTACCCTACGACGGAAGATCAATGCCGGTGACTGGGATGCCGTACCGGCAGAGATACGCAAGTGGGTGATGGCATGGGGCAAGCCCCTGCGTGGCCTGATCAACCGCCGTGCGGCGGAGGTCAGGCTGTGGGAAATTTAGCGCGCACCAGCTCGGTAACCACGCGCCAGTAGGCGGCAGCTTCAGCCCGTGCGATTTCCCGTTCGCGTTCCAACCGCGCGCAGTCCTGGATCAGCTTTTGGGTAGTCTCATCCGGTGGTGCAATCTCTGTAAGCAAGCCAATCCCAATACCGTACGGATCGCGGGTAACGTAAAAGGCGGGGCGCTTCTCACCTGTCCACGGGTTGAAGTCCCACGCCCCGCCGTAGCGTGCCCTGAACTGTTCTGCGTTAACAGCCACGCCCACCCACTTAACGCCTGACGTTGGGTTAAATTTTAAATTCATTTTTTCACCTTCATGTAGTTGAGTAATAAGTCCTGCACGCCGCGCTTGGTTGTACGGCGCTCCATCACCACTTCGTCCAGCGTGTCCTTGGCTACGATGTAGTCAATGAACACGCCCGACCCTCTCCAGCAGCTGGTCGTGGTACTCCAGATACCAGTCCTGGGCAAAGAACACAATGCGGTTGCAATGCGTCTGCAGCCCATCCACCCCGTGGCCGACGCTGCCCGGGTGGGCCAGCCACACCTTGCCCTTGCCCGCCTTCGCGGCAGCCATGTCCTTGGCCTTGGCCAGATCAAGCGCGCCCTCGAACCTGTGCAGTAAACGCGCAAGGTCCGACTTGAAGTAGTAGCCCACCAGCACGGGGTCATCGCCGGTCTGGTCAACGATCTCTTCCAGCGCGTCCAGCTTCTCGTCGTGCACCAGCTCCCACCTGCGCGAGCGCGGGTCATCCTCATCAACCACAGACGGGTCCAGGTACACCGCGCCGTTGGCTATCTGCAGGCACTTCATCGACTTCGAGGCAGCGTTCAGCGCTTCGATCTCGTAGCTGTTCAACATGGTGAACAGCTCGTTCTCCATCTCGCGGTAGATGCGGCGGGCCTTGGGGTTCAGCACCACCTCTCGTACCGACACGATAGGCTCCTGCAGATCGAACCAGTCCTTCGGGTCCAGCGTCAGGCACAAGTCCTGCAACCGGGAGTGAATCTGCTCTGACGCGAACGGCATGATGATCGGGGCGATACCGGGTTTGTGGCTCAGCGCGTCCTGAATGCGCTTGTACCCGAACCACCGCTCCTCGAACGCGCTGTACGTGCGCCCCAGCCGGAAGCCCTCGTCAAGGAACCACGTCTGGCCCCACAGGTCTTTCAACCCGTTGGGTGACGGTGTGCCGGTGAGGTTGATCCACTGGTCAACCTGCTTGTGTGCAACGCTGGCCAGTGCCTGGGCACGCTTGCCGCCTTGTTTGGTCCTGAAGCCCTTCAGCTTCGTGCACTCGTCAGCCACCACGATCCTGAACGGCCACGGCTTGCCGTCGAAGTGGTCTATCAGCCAGCTCAGCTGTTCGTAGTTCGTGGCGTAGACAGGTGCATCGGTACGCAGTGCGGCCAACCGCTGCGGCAGGTCGCCGGTTATGGGCACGACGTCGTAGTCACGCAGGTGCTCCCACTTGCTGGCCTCGTGGGCCCACCCGTCCCGCGCCACGCGCAAAGGGGCAAGGACCAGGGCTGGATGGCTCACACCGGCTACCGTGTGCAGGATGTGCAGGTAGTCCAGCGTGAGCACACTTTTCCCCATCCCGGGCTTTGCCCACAGGGCGCAGCGCGGGTGTTCGTTGAAGTGGTTGGCCACCAGGGGCGCGAACTCCCTTGGCGTGTAGACGCGCGGGGTCACGTGTTGAAACTCTTCCACCACTTCAGGAAAGCATCGCGCTCGTACCACGTCTTGCGGCCGGTGTCCTGCGAATTGCGGTGCGTGAACTTCGGTTGCGGGGCGCCGTCAGGATGCAAACGGAAGGCCTGAACCACCTTGTGGGTGCTGGCCCCGACCTCTTCGGCCAGCTCTGCAAAGGTACGCAACGGTGCACGCTTGACGCCGTCAGGCTTGCGGGCCACGAACTTCATGCCTTGCGCTTTCGTTTCGGACCGGGGCGGGGGCAGTGCTCAGGGGGAACAACCACTGCCCACACCGCAGCAGGCGCGCCGTTGGTCAAGTCCCACCGGTCAATGTAGGCGTCAGGCATTCGGCGCAGCGTCTGCCACACCGCA